TTTTTTGTTAATTGGTGTTCCTGATGGATCATCAATAACATGTAGTAAGTCAGCACTTGCTAAGTTACCTGAACCTAGATCAGTAAGTGCCGTGATTTTTTTATCAGCCATTTTTATCTCCTATAAACCCTTTCGGGAATGCTACTGGAAGTATGCATACGCTTTTCTCCCATCATTGTTATGAGGGCGATAACTCGCCCTCGATTAAATTGTATATTAACCTAATACAACACCAGTTAAAACAAGTGAAGATGTTCCACTTGAAGTACCGGCAACTGTTCTTAGTGTGTTATCTGTTGAACCAGTACGCTTGATAGCAGTTCCCCAAATTGCACTTGCACCATCAGCACCTGCTGCCGCTGAACCACCAGCGTGGTCTGCGTCTGCTGAAGGTACGGTTGTTCCGTTACCATCAACCATTGCTGAAGATCCGTCTGTTGCCATAGCCGCTGTTGCGTCTGCGATAGCAATATAGCCACCTGCGACACCATCTGCTGGTATTCTACCTCTGAATACAAGTCTGTTAGTACCTGAACCTGATAGAAACTGCATTTTCATGTCAGCGTCTTTTGCCATATCAGTTGGACCTAATATGTGCATTGATGTATGTATTTTGTTTGAAATTGTGTTGTTTGCTGTTGCTGCAGCTGATGTGACTGTAACTGCTTCGTCATATGTAAATACGATATCGAAGTCAGCAGAGCCATCATGTGCGTAAGTGCCATCAGTCCAGTCAACAGACATTAAGTTAGCAGCACCAAGAGTAGAGGATAGTCCACCTATCGCAACTAATATCTCGGAATCTGCGCTTGTATTATCATTTCCGCTAGCCGCTGTTCCTGCTTTAAGTTCCCAACCTCTAGTAGTGGCAAGAGCGTCTTCTTTTCTTCCACCTGCACCATCGGCATTGTCACCTTTCAGAAACTTTGGTCTACTATCTGCGGAAGTAGATTTTCCCCATAATCCCATGTTGTTTCTCCTTATTAATAAGTTTGTTTAGTTATATAACTGTAACTATTTATAACCTATCTTCCTTAGATCAGCAATTGCTTGGTTTGCTGATTTATATTTGACAGGTATACCTTTGTTTTTCTTCCATTCTTTTACATTACGACCATAATCATCAATCAATACATTACCATTTGCATAGATTTTTTTCTCTGCTCTACGCACTAAATGGATTCTACTTGCGTCAGTAAGTCTCAAATTTCGTTGAATCCACAACATTTTTCCCTTACGACTATTCTTATCGTATGGTGCATATGCTGAAAGTATGTGTGGATTGTATTTTTCTATATATCGCCATATTTTCTTACCATCTTTAGTCCATGGTAATGTAGGCCAAAACATAGGATAATCTTCAACAGGTTGCCACTTTTGATCAGTCATAGGTGCTGACAGCCAATCTTGTGCGTCAGTATAACCTGCTGCCTGCATTGGCCCTGGCATACTAGGATCTTTTGACTTCAACTTAAACATATTTGCTATGCCTTGTGCAAAGTCACAAAGAACACCGTCCATGTCACAGTAAATAGTAGGGAGACTATCTGCTTCTTGGACTAATGTTATTCCTCGAATAGTCTCCGCCAAAGCGGAGTATTGCATTACTTATCTATCGCTTTACTTATCGCTTTTCTTCTTTTGTGTAGAAATCTATCGCTATCATCAACATCGCCATCGTTATCAATGTCTTTGTCTTTTCTATCTTTAAATTTCTTTTTTACTGCGACTGGATTTACTTTATCAAGTTTATCTTCTTCTTTCTTAACATCATAATGCTTACCTGCAACTGTAAAAGTTTTCTCACCTTTTTCTTTTGCAGCTTGTAACGCTTTACCAAATGCATTACCTTCTTCGTCTTGTTTTGCTTCTGATGTATAAAACATATCTTTGATTGTATCAACTAAAGATTTTACTTTACCCATTTTTGCTTTTTCGATTTCTTTATTTAAATCTTCACCATGCACTTTTATAGGTTTGTCTTCACCTTTAGCGTCTTTTTTATTTTTATTTCTCATATCTTCAGCGTCATCTTTAATATCTTTCTGTAATTGTTTTGCTTGTTTATCATGAGCTGTTACAGATTTTTTTAATTGTTTGATGATTGGTTTGATTGTTTCTTTATCTTTATCATCTAACGCTTCTGTTTGTTCTTTTTCTTTTTGTGCTTGTGCAGCAACACTATCCATTACTTCTGGTTTACCACCAACTAAATCATTTTGTTTAGTAGTGATATCAGCGATGGTAGCAGCTAGAGACCCTTTCTTTGGTTCACCAAAGTATGTTGGGTTCCAACCTTGTATTTTTTTCTCTGTCATTTTAGTCTCCCTTAAAATTTTATCTTACCACGCTTTGCGGTAATCTTTAGTTTGTCTCTTACCATGTCCACAACTTCTGGTGGCATTAAGTAATTCATCATCATGGCAATAGAATTTTTTTCTTCTCTACTACCTTTCATCATCTTTTGTATTCTGTTGATCACTTGAGGTTCAACACTTTTAAATTTACTTTTCTTTTCCTCATCTAACGGAAATATATCTAGATAAGGTATCAATTCCTCTTTGATAGAAGAAAACTTCATACCGTGATTAACAACTAAACTTGCTTTTGCAGCTGATGATAGAATTGGTATATCTGCTTTTACAAGTGCCTGTAATTGTGGCTTACCCATTCTCATCATCATCTTTCTTAATTGTGTAAATCTTGCAGGTTGTAACTCTGTATGATGTTTGCCTCTTAATGGCTCATACTCTTTTTTCAATCTTTTAATTTGAGAGGATGTAAATTCAGTCATAAATTCACTTTCTTCTGTCATAAAACTTCCGTCAATTTGATCAATGTTTGACATAAACTTAGATATTTGTTTACCATTGCCTGTAAGTTTATATACATTATTACCTGATTTTTTTACTTTAGCGCCAGCTCTTGTTGCTACTTTATTCAATTGTTTTTCAGCTTGACGATCAAGACCAGTTTTAGTATCGTATGATTTAATCGTTATCGTTACTTCATTGATATCATCTTCTTTTTCTTCTGTTTGTGGATTCATTAGATAATCTCTAGCACCATTTAAATCATCAGCGGCAACAGTAATTTTATCTGTTAACCATGATGGTAGTGGTTGTTCACCCATTGAATTAAGTTTAGACATAATATCATTACAATCTTCTATGATAGTTTTACAATGCCTAACAGCACTTGCCACATCAACATGACCATCTTCTTTCATTTCTGTCTTTTTGACAGTATCAATTTGTTTTTTCAAATCAGCAATCTTTCTTGCTTTCTGCAAATTGTCTTGTGCTTTTTGAACAGGATCAGTCTCTTGTTCTTTGACTTTTCGCATTTCTGCCAAAGTCTCTGCCATAGATTTATTGTACTTCATTTCTCTCTCCGTGTACTATTTATATTAGTTATCAACTTTGGCACCAGCACGCCATTGAAAACATGACCAATATCTTGCCTTATGTTTTGGCCCTGGATTATCACAATTATGTCTAGCTCTAAATGATTTTCTTCTAGCAGGGTCATCTCTTTTAATAGATAAGTTTGGATCACCAAATCTTACTACTACTACATTACCTTGAGGATTCTTAACATACACTTTGAATTTTTTGTTAGGATTCTCACTTGTACGAATAGGATCATTTAGTTTCACAGTTTTACCTTGATACTCAGCTTCTGTAATCTCTAGGTCTTCATATAAATCACATGTTTCACAAATATGATCTATACGTTCTACTTCTTGTAGTGATTTAACTCTACTCATTACTTACCTCTTACTTTCGCTGCCAAGTCTTTATCTGCTTTACCCCAAGTACCACTTGATTTAGTTACAAAGCTGTTTACTCTTGCCATACCCCATTGTTGTGGTGTAGTGCCTGGTCTATGACCTGTTCGCCATGCAGCCATACCTCTGTTATATACTTTCATTAAGATACCATATGGCATACCAGATTTCTCTGCTTTCTTTTTTACACCTGCATTTTCTGATAACAACTCATCAAACATTTCAGATACAGTTTGATCTAGTTTCACTCTATACTCTGTGCCATATTGATCTTTGTATTGTTCGATTGTTTCGTCTAACTCTGACCATGCTTTTATATCTTTGATTTCTTGTTGTACATCTTCACCAAACTTTTTCTTAAAAGCAAGTGTGTGTTTAGATGGTTTAGTTTTTCCAGTGGCGTCACCTGGTGCTGGTTTGTATGCAGCAGGATTGTCATCATCCATCTTTGTACCTTTTTTAAAGTGTGCGTCTCTAGCTGACTTTGTAGATTTTGACATTTTGCCAGCG